AAGATGTTCGGAACTTGGTCCTCCACGATCATGTATGGCGCAGTCAGGTTCGGTCCTGCTGTGGTGATCGGCGTGATGCCTCCGGTCGGTGTGACGGTGAAGTCTCGTGAAGCAGGGTTGCTTTTCAGCGGGGTTTTCTTCTTTATGCCGCTCACAAACCCGGGCACCTGGTACGACAGGGACGCAAATGCCGGCGGGAAAATGACCTGCCACATGCCGGTCGTCCGTGCCGTGGCCATGGTCTCAAGAGCGGCCTGCGTTACATCATTGACGAAGTTCACCGTATAGGTCATGTCACCGTACGAGAGCTGGCCGGGGATGGTGATCTTACACGGGCTGTCATGGCTTGTCGAATCGACTTTTTCAACGGCGAGCGGAGGTTCGGAAATATCCGTCATCTCGGCAAGAACATAGCCGTTGAATGCGAGAAACATCCCGGTCGCCATCTTGGCTTGTGAAGTCATGGTTTGTGGTACCTCAATGTGCTGAATAGAAAATCAGGAAATCGCGGTGATCCCGGAAGATGCCGACGGTAAGTGCATCCGAATTATCCGGGGCACCTCCCGCGTCTTCGATGCGGATCACATACACGGTGTTCATGAAGGTGTTCGTCGTGCTGTGCAGGCAGTCAGCGATTGCCTCGCTGATGGTTTCCGTGAGACCATCGGATTGCGTAAAGACGGTGCATTGGATCCGGGCGGTTGCATAGTGTGCGGTGTTGTTCCCGGCCTCCCGGAGTTTGGTGACCCGGTCTACTACGACGGAAGGATAGGGAGGGGATGGCGGCAGGTTGCCCCGGTAAATGTTGGTTCCGACATTCGCAGCAACGGTAGCATTGGCAAGGAGCTGGTCGATGACAGCGAGAATAATGTCCTGCATCATTCATCCCCGAACGCTTCTTTTGCAATAGTGCCGGCCATGATCGCAAGGTATCTGTCCATCTCGGTATCGAGCGGTGGCCGGAAATGCGGGCGGGGCTCCTGGAAAAAGTGCCGGCCGAGGGAATCCGTCATATCATAGAATCCATACTCAAGCCTCCGGGAGAATGGATCGGGAGACCCCACAATAACTGAATTATCACCGGAAGGTTTGCAGGAGATCCCGTCCCGGTACTCACCGGTCTTGACCGGTGCGAGGGCTTTCACATCGGCGGCATATGCAAGACCGCCCTGCATGGCAGCGTTTCCGGAGCTTGCACGAACCTGATCAAGGGCATCCTGTAAACTAGCCATGCATTCTTCGAGCCCTTCGAGTTCGGCAGTCATGTCAGTGACCTCCTCCATTACCGATACCCAGTTCGGAGAGTTTGCAGAGTATCCAGTACCCGCAGACTGAAGCGATCAGCGACAGACTGACGGCGATGCCGACAAGTTTGGCCTGGAATTTTTCGAGGACATCGAGCCGGTCGCCATAATCCTCCATGCAGGTATCGCCTTTCTCAAGGCGAGCGAGGATGGAATCCACTTTACCGTCAATCTGGACCAGCCATTCACGATCTGTCTGGGGTTTTGTGGCATCCATGGCTCACACCACCTTCTTGATCGTACACGTCCAGTGCCGGACGCCGGCCCGGGTGGTATCGGGTTCAGCGTTGATGATCTGGAATGTGCCATTGTAGCCCGGTACCGTACTGATGATCGTGTCTTCATCCTGTACCACGGCCGCACCGGGCAGGATGCAATGGAGCTGATTAACCAGAATCGGCACACCGGCGGCATTTTCCCCCGCAACCTGGCAGGTGAAGAACCGGCACACGGATGCAGTGATCTGTTTGTTGGGGGAGGGCGCACCGTACGAATCCTTACCCGTAGATATCGTGTGCTGGAGCGTGCAGCTATGCACAAAGATCGAGGGGGATACCGGGGCGGTCACAGGTCTTCTCCGGCAAGGGCGATAAGCCCGGCATACTGTGCTTCGTCGTCTTCTTCGTCACCGGTCTGGCTCAGGATATACTTATCCAGCGCAGCGCGTCCTTTATCGTCATAGAATTTAATGCTGACATCAATCGCTACGTCTTCCCGTGTCGGGCCGGCAGACAGACTGTTCGGGATCGTGCCGTCGTGTTTCTGCATGATCCGGATATCCCGGCAGAGCCAGTTCTGGGAAGCGACCACGAGCATGCCGACGCCGCTTCCGGTCGTGTTGGCAGGGTTTACCGGAAGGTTGTTCATATCGAGTTCGGCCTGGATACACTGCTCAACGACAGCGCCGAGCGAATCGACGGTTGCCTGGGGGTAACTGCATCCGGTTTCAAGCATCGCTGCGGTATCGTTTGCCCAGATCAAGCCGGTCATTATGGTCCAGAAAAATGAGAGGTGAGATCAGGAGCTTCCCTGGTAGACCGTCATCCAGTTGCCGGGGGCAGCGCCCCACCGGGCATAGATGGAGGCAAACGCATTGTTTTCCTTCATCACGTCATCGCTGGTGTTCGGGTCCATTTTGACCGTCAGCATGGGGGCCTGTCGCTCCTGGAGGAGCACCGGTTTTGTCATCCTTCCGGTACAGGCCACATGCCATTCGCTCGGGCTTGTCAGGTATTCGTTGACGATGATTTTCTTGAGAATACCGCCGAACTCGTTGCTGGTCGGAATATTGTAAACACCGGCCGGGGTTGTCGCGGTGGTGTTCTGTGATGAAGCAGTGCCAACCGACATGAAGAATGCCGAGTGGAGCAGCTGCTTCGCGGGGATCTCAAGCATCGGGGGGACGATAAGCGTGTCCGGGATAATCCCCAGCGGCCTGCCGGTCTGGTCGGTCAGGGTACGCATGTTTGCAATGACTTCCTGCAGGTTAGCGGCGTTGAGCGTGTTCGTACCGCCGAGCATGTTGCTCTGGAATGCAGAACCAACACCCTGGTGGTCCTGGGAATAGAGCGGAAGACCGTCGAAACCGGCCTGGTATGTCGACCCGCTGGTCTGGGCTCCGTTGTGGAGGACGCTGTACACGAGGGAAACGGGCAGCCGTTTTCCTTCCATGGCAAGCTCAGCGATCTTCTGGGTCAGGATCCCGTACTGGTCGTCCTGGAAGACCGTCAGGGGAATCTTGATACCGGTATCGAAGGACTTGTTGAAGACCATGAAGGTCTGTTTGTTCCCGATACCGGAGAATTTGCGTTCCCCTTCAAAAAGCGACATCTGCGGAACAGCACCCATTGTCGGGTAGACTTCTGCTTCTTTAGTGGAGGGAACTACCTGCGTAAACAGGCCGTAATCGTCAGGCACATAGATATCGTAAATCCGGAAAAACTGGGTCTGGATCACGAGCTGCGTAAATTCAGGGTAAAGATCGGATAAACCTACGGGCATGGTTAGACCACCATATACTGGACGTGGAAGACACCCGTGATCGGGGTTGCTGCTGCTACTGCTGTTGCGGCGAACTGTATGAGAGTCGGGTTCTGTGGCGAAGCGTAGTACTTCTGGGTCGCTGCGTAGATAGGGGTCGCATCCCCGGACTTGATGGTTGCCTGGTTCAGGAACGCTCCAAGCGTAATGTTCGCCGAAGTTGTGGACTCGAAGATGAGATCGACAAATCCCGGTGAACCGGTGGCCGGGCTGAGCGAACCATTCACGAGGCAGTTGTTATTCAAGCTGCCATTCGCGGTTGTAGCAAGACCCAGACTTACCGAAGCACCGGTGAGTGGGGTCGTGAATTCAACGATCACATCCATCACAATGGCACGGGGAGGAAGCGTGATACCGGTGAACTGGGTGCCAGTTGTCTGGCTGAACGGGACATTGATCACACCGACCGGATCAAGCCGCTGCGGGAGACTGGAGGCAAATCCGGTGATATTTACCCAGAGATATCCGCTTTCGTAATCCTGGACGATACCGATGGGCTGCCCGTTTTCCACAAGAGATATCGTGTTGTCGTCGCCAGCGGTGTATACCAGGGCATTGATGTTGGTGACTGATGCTGCGGCGTATGCGAACTTATGCAGCCCGGTGATCTGGACTCCAACGGTTGCCCAACCGTCTGTTGTACCAACAAGAGTGGCCTGGAGCGGGGAGATCGGGACTATTGAACCCTCTGCGGCAATACCAGCAAAGGGAAGGTTGTCGGTCGGGCAGAATGGCTGGACGTAACCGCGAGCGTTGAGTTCAAGCAGTCCGCCTTTAAAGATCGGGACACCGGCGGCAACACCACGGTTTACGGTCTTTCCTTGTCGTTCCGGGATGTCGATGGGATAAGTAAGGTTTGTCATGGTTTATCCCTCGCTGGAATGGTACGAACCCTGCCAGACACCCGCGGGAGTCCTCGCAATGCCGTACTTGAGGATATCAGCATCCGTCATGCCTCTGCCATCGATGCCGAGCGCCTGTTTCAGGATTGCCCGGTAATTTGCCGGCATCGGGATCTTCGGGAGTCCGCTGGTAGTGGCCGCTGCTGCTGCGGGAATCTGGCCGCTCCGCATGCCCTGCTCCACCGGTTTGCCGAGTTTGTCGGCAATTAGGCAATAATTGCTGAGCTCGGTTTCGAGCGTTGCCGCAGGGAGTGCAATGAGGTCAGCGATGCGTTTCTCGGTATCTGCTGGCTGAAGGACGCCGGTTTTAACCTGTAACTGGGCGATTGAGGCTGCAAGGGACTGGCGTTTTTCCTGGTCGAGACGGGCGGCAAGTTTCTGTTCGACAAGCTTATCGACCACAGATGCGGCGACGGAGTTGTCACCGACCGTGGTGTTCATGGTGCCATCAGGAGCGGTTGCCGGATTACCACATGCGGGACAGAACTTCGCACCCGGAGGTATGGTTGACGCACAGTTCGAACAGGAGGCATGGAGCGATGTACCACACGCCGGGCAGAACTTGGCAGAGGCCGGGAGGGGTTCTTTGCATTTCGCACAGACCGCGTTATTCTCGGCAGGTTTGGGGTCATCGGTACTGTCTTTTCCATCGGTCGTTCCATCACCGGATGCGGTAGCCCCCAGGTTGAATACCTGGGTGATGCCGCCGGTAGTCGCCGCCACAGGAGTAACCCCAGGAAGCGTTGTCTGGTTTTCTGGTTTGTCGTCGGCCATTCTGGCTCCTTGTTCGTTGATACCCCTGATCAGACCCGGAGCGGCAGAGGCTGCTATTGCCTGCCACTGGAACCGGGCCTCAGCATATGCCGGATCGCTGACGATGCTTGCACTCTTACCCTGACAGCCCCGCATCATCCCGTCGTCACTTTCTTTGGCGGCGTACGCCCACAGGCTCCAGCTCGCGGGGATGGTGCCATCCTTAATGCCGCTAACGGTTTTTGGATCCGTAATCTTGGCTTTCATGTCGTAGATTGTCCGGTTCTCGTCGTCTTTTCCCACGGGATAGACGCTTTCAATATTCCCGACAATCGTCCGGCTGCTGTTGATTGCATCGCAATAGTGAGCGGCAGGAATTGGTGACCCGTCTTTGGCGATGGTGTCTACACCTTTCGGACAATACCGGATCGGCATTCCCGTAAACG